TCCATTACTCTACGGTTTTAATACGAGCTTTCAACGTAGGCTTCGAAAGCTGATTGCAGGTCTATTAAGCGGACCACGCAACGCATAAACTATATTATAGCAGGTTATTCAATTAGTCCAGTTACTTTGCCATCTTTTTTAGAAGCACCTAATGTCATTGCTTCTTGTGAAGCTAATTCTCCACTTATTCTTGCAACTGTTGCTTGTGCTGCTGATTTACCTACTGAAGCATCTTCTAATGTACCTATATCTAATTCTCTACCTACAGTACCAGCAGCAGAAATTGTAGCTTGAGCATTACCATACAATTGTTGAGCACTATCTACAGTCATTCCTAAACGTCTAAGATTTTCAAATCTTTGAAATGTATTACTAAATCCTGATTTTTTAGCTTGTGCTGAAATTTGTAATGAACTTATATCTCCTGCTAAAAGTTTATCTTCTACTTCAGGATTAATTAATGCAGAAAATACAGTTCCTGAATCTAAATCTATATTATATCTACTAGCAAATAATTGTTTTACTTCTGGTATTTGGTCTACAACTTGCGAATAAACTAAATCAACTCTATCTTGAAACTCAGCTGCAGATACTGGGTCTCCTTTTTCTCCACCAGATATCATAGCTTCAAAAGATTTTTCATAATCTTCAAAGTTTGTAACACCTACTTCAGCTAATGTTTCTTTATAACTAGCTTTAGTAGATAAAGCAGTAAGTTCATCCATTATTAGAGAACCGTCATCTCTTTCTAAGAAACCAAATTCTTTTTTCCAAGCAGCAGATTGTCTAGTTTTAGCTAAAGCTACTTCAGGAGTACCAAATTCAGTCCACCCTTTTGCATATTCTGCTATAACATCAGGAGGCATAAATGCCACCATAGCTTCTGCAATTCCCTGTGCTGTTTTAGAACTTGTTGATGAGGATGGTTTAGTGTCAGATGAACCAATTTCTTCCCAGCCCTCTTCTAACATTCTATCTAATTCAGAACCAATTGTTTCTTCACCTTCACGCTTACCTCTTTGTGCAGTTTTAGTTACTGTACCATCAGTAATGGTAACTTGTTCGTCTACTTCTCCTGGTAAAAAATCAGCCATACTATCCTCTAAAACTTTGTTGAGGTACTACACCTTGACCAAACGATTGCATTATACTTAAAGCTAAATCTTTTTTAGTTTTCATAACATTATTTTCTAATCCATATTCTCTTAACATTTTATTTTCCTTTTCTAAGTCGTTTGTTTTAATAAGTTTATCAATTATACCATCGTCTTCTGTCATCTGTATACCGAGAATGCTATTAGCTAGTCCAATTTTAGAGTTAAGTATATCTTCCCAAGCAATATTTTCATCATACATTGGATACCATTGCATTCTTTTAGCTTTCATTTCAGCAATAAAATCTTCTTCTGCAGATGCATCATTTCTAATTTCAGAAGCTTTATCAGCTATATCATAAGTTCTTAAATTTTTAGGTAAGTATTTTCTCATTAATGCTTCTACTTGGCTTTGACCTACTGTTGTTTGTTCAATTGTTCTATTTGATAATATATTTCTTACAGCATTGTTCATTATAATTTTAGAACCTGGGTCTACCATTGCACCTATTTGTTGAGACATTTCTTCTATGCCCATGTAACCACTTCTAACTAAATTAGCTAATTCAGTTACTACATCATCAGGTAAATCTACACCGTATGTTTTACTAGCTACATTAATAATAGAGTTTTTATATTTAGGTAACAAAGCATTCCATGCAATGCTGTCTGTTCTTTTAATTTTATCCTGAGTTATCATAGCTTTACTCATACCTATATCTTCTAGTATTGGATTTATAGCTTCAGAACCGACAGCAGCATCAAAAGCAGCAGCTGCGTCATCAGGATATATAAACATGTAACTAGCAAGAAGTTGTTGGAACTCTGTATTTTGATACAACTCAGATAGTGGATTAGCTGCAGCAGCTTGCTGTACTGCCTGTATATAATCATTAGCTAAATCTTTTATATCTTTACCAGCGTCTATATCTAAAGAAGTTACAGTAGTTGGTATTTCTATAGCATTAGGATTATCTGCAAAATATAAATCATAATCATCTTCAGTTATTGGTATTACTCCTACACCATTTCTTGTTATAGGATTGTCTTCTTTTGCGTCAGTAAAATCAGTTAAATCATAAGATGCAGGTAAAGCTACGAAAAATTCAGTACCGTTGTTTGCTATAACACGTAGTTTATAACCAACATTAGGTATATAATATATCTGAGCACTATCATAATCACTTAGATACGTGTCTAAATACCAATCTTCTTCTAAACCATATTCACTCATATTTTACCTATTAAAACTATAATTAGTATAGTCTACTTTATTCTCCTTAAGTCCATTAATTAACGCACCTGGTATTTTACCATATACTGTATAAGCTTGAGGAAACATATATTTATATCCTCCACTCAAAAATGGAGTATCTGCAAATTGTTCTAAATCAAATTCTTGAATCAACATTTCATCTATATGATATCCAAACATCAATTGTATATTTTGCATCATAGCTTCAGTAGCTTTATTCTTAGCTTGTTCTTTAGCTTTTCCTTCAACTATAGTTCCTAAAGGAATAGATGTTTTTTTCTTATAACCAGTATCTCCTAAATCTTCTTCAAAAAAAACATGTTCATCTAAAAATTCTCTAGGTATAGGTTCAAATCCTTCTAACTCTATAGGAGCTTCCATTTTAGCTTGCATATCATCAACCATTGCTTGAAGTTCTTCTGGTGTTCTATTATATTGATTTGCCCAATCATAATCAGTTACGCTATAACCTCTCATAATTCTGTGATATTCATTGTATCTAGTTAAACCATATCTAGCTACACCTAATAAAAAGTTTCCTAACTCCCAGTATATTAATCCTCTCATTAATTTTCCTGGTAATTTTGGACCGTATCGACTTCTTCTAACAGAATATTCTGCTATATGTTCAAAAGGTACAATACCTCCAGCAAGTATATCTGCAGCTAATCCTAATGCTACTTTGTTACCTTTAGCTCCTGCTTTTATTGCTTCTGTTTGTGTTAAGCTATCTAAATTAGTTGCTTCTGCCCACTTATAAAATTCATCTGTTCCCATAGGTGGTCTTCCACCAGGACCAAATCTATTATTTTGACCTAGATTACCTAGTCTACTTTCGCTACCTTGTGGCGGTACATTAGAACTTAAGTATGGTTCTAATTTACTTCTCCAATCTTTTTTAATTTGTGCTAAACGGAGTCTTTGTTCTGATGTAAGGTCTTCAAGTTCTCCTTCTCTACCTTCATACCAAGCCATAGTATAATCTTCAAGTTGTTCTCTAGGAATATTATGAACAACAGCATCAGCTACATTATCTGAAAGAAATGTAAAAGGATTACCTAATAATTTTTCTTTAGGTACATTTCCATAATTTCTAGCAAATACAAAGTCAGCATCTTCTACATTGTCTACAATATTTATATTTAAATCAGGATAAGCTTGGTTTAAATATTTAACAAACCAATCCATATGTGACCATTCATCTTTCCATTTTTGAAATGGATAATGAAAGTTAACTGTTTTTCTAACAACTTCTGCATTATCACCTTGAAATCTAGCCATAAAAGCATCTTTATCAATAATATTATTATTATTTTTATCTCTAAATGCCCATTTTTCAATACCTATAACTGGTTGAATACCTCTTTTCATTGCTACTTTAATAGCTGATTCATCGAAACCAGTTTGTCCACCAGAAATAACTTCTCCTGTTATTTTTTGACCATTTGCGTATTTGTATACTTTATCAAAAAAAGTATCTACAATAGCATCAAAATCTGATTGTTGGAATCCTTTAAGCTCTGAATTATAAATACCATGTCCAGCAAAGTTAACTTGTTTACCTGCAACTAAAGCTTCAGCTACTTCTTTTGCAATACTATCGTACATAGATATTCTCATTCCTGTATCTGTTATTTCAAGTGGAACTCGTCTATATCTATCTCCTGCACCTTCTTTTGTTGCACCACTACCTCTCTTATCAAGAGCAAAATCTACTGTTAAAACTTGTCCATTACCAAGAGTTCTATTTTTCCAGTGATTCATGTTATATTTACCAGGTTCATAAAACACCATCTTTATATCTACATTTGGTTCTACATTCATTTCTTTTAAAAATCTATTACTTAATATCATATTTTTAGGAACATTACTAGGAAGCATATTAGTCATGACATCAACTTCATTTTTAGCTAAACCTGTTCCTATATCAGTAAATACAAATTTTAAATTAGGATTATCATTTGCAAATTTAATAAAGTCATCAACATACTTTTGCATTTCTTCTGGTGATAAAGGTTTCATATTTTTATTTTTAGTAGGTATAGCATATGAATTTCCTTGTAAACCTACTCCATTACCATACTCTGCACCAAAATACATTATTGCATCTTTAGCTGCACCTCTTCCATGTATGCCTCCTTCATTACTACCAAATACAAATATGTGATTCTCAGGTAAAGCAATTACTTTATTAAAATTTGGATAGAAAAAATCATCTACTGTTTTACCTTTATGAAATTTATACATAACAGTTAAAGCTTCAGCTTGATTTACAGTTCTATTAATATTTTTATTTTTTGCATAAGTATCTTGTAATACATAACCTTCATCCATTTTTTTAAATAATTCAGTTATTAGTCCTGGATTTTCTTTACCCCACATTTGCCATAATCTTAAATATTCTTGTTTGCTTTGTGCAAAATCATTTGCTCTTAAAATACTTCCTTCACCAGGACCCAAATTTTTACTAGATTTTTTAATTTCAAATTGCCATACATCTTCTATAGATTTACCTGCGTATGGACCTTCTTTAAACGTAGCATTCTTAGCAGAAAACAATTGTCCAAAATCATCATTAGCAAGTCGTGATACTTCTAAAACTCCTTTTATTTTAGGAGGTTCAGGAGTAGTAGGATTAAATCTACCTTCTGCTTTCATTTTTGCCCTACGTTCAGCTACACGTTTTTTTCTAGCTTCTTTTTTTAAAATATAATCAGGGTCATAATCTCTATATTTATTATCTTCATCATGTAAAAAATCATTATATCTTTGTAGACTACGAAACATTAAATGTCTCCTGTCATTTTTTGTATCAGAGCACCCTGCATTTTTCTAATAGCTCTACCTCTTTCTACATCACTAATTTGTTTATCATATTCTTCTTCGAACTCTCTATCAAAAGTCTCTGTTTTACCTAACTGACTAAATTCAGATAAATCTACTGGTTTGTCATATTTATCCATTAATGCTTGTTTAGAACTTTCTGCAGCTAAGTAATCAGGATTTTGTAACATAAAATTAGTATTTTGTAATTCAAGTATTTTAGCTGTATTTTGTATATGAGCAGTTGAAAAAGATTGTGCAAATGCTGTTGACCATTTATCTAACTCTATTCTGGTAGGCTTCCTACCTAATTTCTGTGCAAAATATTCTTCTACATAATCTTGTATACTTTCTTCAGTTGGAGGTGCATAATCTAATGCACTCTCTTGTCTAATTCTAGCTAATTCAACATCATCTAATATAGCTTCTTCTTTAGCCATTTCACGCATAGCGTATTCAAGAAGATTTCTATGATAATCTGCTTCTTCATAAGTTGCAGAAACACTACTAAAGAATATAGGATTTTTACCTTCTATTTCTTCTTGGTATACATCTGTACCTGGCACAACATGTCTATTTTTATCTAGCCAGTTCATCATAAATCTTATAGATTCACGTAATTTTTCTGAATAAACTCCTCTACTTTCAGCAAAATAATTTGCTGGAACTATTTTATTATCTTCTAAATACTGTTGAAATCTAACTATGTCGTCAAAGCTTGCACTTGCATCTATAATGCTATGTACAGAAAATCCTTCCCAATGTCCATCAAATGGTGCAAACATTGGGTCACCATTAGCGTCTGTTACTAAATTACCATTTTCATCGTACTGTTCTCTGAAAATAACTTTACCATCAGGGTCCTCAAAAAGATTCTCATAAGCAACCATATCTTCTGGGCTATACCAAGGATATGCTTCCTCGTCACTAAATTTATCTTTAAAACTTTCTATTTCTTCTTTACTTGGATTGTATCCAAGGACTTGTACAGCATATTTATAAAAATCTTTATTAATACCAAAAGTGTCTAGTTCACCTTTTACTAACCTAGATAAAGCATCTCTCTGTGCTTCTTCAGGAATTTGAGACTTCATATCATATTCTGTTGAAGATGGTGCTGTTTCTGGTTCTTTTATTCCTTCTGGATTATATTTTATCCATTCATTTAAATGAAATTGATTAACATTGCCTTCTGGAGGGTCAATATAATCTATACCACGTGTTTTTTTAGTATCAGTGTTATACCATATATAATCTTCAATTGGTGCATCTGGTAAGCTCATTTCTGATACTTGACCAGTTTGTTGCCATATTTTTTTACTTATTAATATCCACATTTAAAATCCTTCTGGAAAATATTCTAGAATCTCTTGGTCGTCTCTATATAACTTTAACAGAACTCCAGTCCATACACCCCAAAACTCAGGGTATTTTTTAATAATATCATTTGCTTCATTAGCAATTAATAATCTTAAACTAACAGCTTCTGGTTCAGATGATGACAACCACCAAGTTTTACTTCCTGTACCACTATAAGATGCTGATAATGCTTCTGCATGTTTCCATTGAACCATTATTTCTGCAAATCCTTTTCCTGCATCTAACTCTAATACTGCAGGATTAATTAACCATTGTTCTTTCATTTCTTCAAATATATCATTAACAGTAGGAGGATTTACTGTTCCGTATTCTTCAGCTTGAAATCCAGGTAAAGCAAGTTTTAATTCATTTCTATAATGTCTTTTCAAAATTGTTTTCTGATTACCTGATAATTGTTCAAAAGCTTCTATTTTACGACTTTGATTTCTATATCTAAAGAAACCAATAGTATCGTTAATAGCTCTTCTATATTGGTCAGGTGTAAGTTTAGACTTACTGTTCATTAATTCTGAATAATCTTTTTCTTCATTAGGATTGTCAATGTTTAAATAATAACCACTAATGTTTAATGAATCAAATATTTCTGGATTATTAGCTTGAAATTCTTGTACTCTAACACTAGATGGTTTCTTACCTTCTACTTGTTGTGACCTAGGACTAAGTAGATAAGGGTATTCAATACCATACATTTCTAAAAATTCTTTATAAGTATCAACATCATTACCACCAACTTCTTCTTTAATTCTTATATATTCATCATAAAGTACTGCTTGTCCCCACAAATGTCCTTGTTTATCTTCTACAAAAAACTCTGGTTTAAATCCAGTAGGACCAAAGAATTGAAATAAAAATTCAAACATAAACAATGTTCCTGATTTATGTTTTGCATACTCTAAGTAAGCATCGTCTATTTGTCCTTGATTCAAATCATCTATATCATCATAAGGATATAAAACTTTAAGATATTTATCTAACTTACCTTCTTTATATAATCTATTAGGTTCTCCTGCAGATACACCCCATCTATACAATTCAATTGTTTTAGCAGCACGCATCTGTGTTGTATGTTTATTACCATAAGTTATGTCATCCATTTTGTCTTCGTCTTGTAATGCAGCAAATAATTTTTTATAAACAGGTGAAACTGCAACAACATCACTTATATTTTCTGGTGGTGGAAAATCACCGAATAGGAATTTTTCCATATCGTTTGCCCAACCATATTGTATTCCTAATTTAGTACTAGCTTTTTCTATTTTTGGTAATAATTTTTCTAATCCAAAAGCAACCATAGGGTTAGGTCCTGGTACAAATCCTTGTGCTAATAAGTTAACTCCTTGAACTTGTCCTCTAGGTGACATTTGAACACCTTGTTCTCCATCAATTAATTCATCATCAAATAATATATTTGACATAAATCCTCCAAATGGATAAACAAATACATCTCTAGTTGGGTCTCTTGGGTCTTTGGATATAAATCCATCAGTACTACTACTTCCTAATGAATTAGCTGCAGTTAAACCTCTACTAGCAATATGTGCTTTTCTTAATGCATATGGATTTTCTGCAAGTAATTTACCCCATGTTTGGAATACTTCAAACCATACTTCAACAAAAGGAAATATGTTTACTAATTTGTCTGATACGGTATGTCTTTTCTTTGTGTCATATAATAATTCTTGTACACCAGCTAAAGCAAATCCTTTACTTTCTGTATGCATTACATTGTAATTATTAATCTTTCCAGGTTTATTAACTTTAGCTGAACCTACTAAATCATCTATAACTTTTTTAGGTACGCCTTGTTCTTTAGCTTCTTTAATAAATTTCTTTCTTAATGATGGTGTCATGTCTTTAAATCTTTCTGCAATATACATCCACCTAAATTGTTTAAATGAATTAGAACGATTTAAATATCCTACTGGTTTAGTCATTAATTTTTCAAAAACAGCACCATAAGCATGGTCTAATATATCTTCGAATTTACCAAAGAATTTTTCATTTTTAGCAAATTCAACTTCTTGTACTTGATTTAACCAACCAGGATTGATACCTTCATTTTTTTTAAAATAAAGTTCTATTTGGTCTAATACTTTCTTTTTAGAAAATGTACCGTAATCTTTTACATCATGCATCCAATTAACATAATCATCTTTACCTTTACCAGTTCTTCCATTTTTTAATATTTTACTTTCAGCTATTATGTTTCTTATATTTACATCACCAACATTTACACCAGATGTTCTAATGTTATATGTGTATTGACCTTTTTTATTTTTCTTAGCATCTTTAGCTAAATCTATATCACCACCAGCTATTTTACGTATTCTTGATTCTAAATATTGTAAGTGTTGGTCTAATGCTGATGAGTTTTCAAAAACAAAATCTTCAGTATTTGTACCACCTTTTCTCACATATTCTAATCTAGCTTCTCTACCTGCATCGCTTTTAAGCCAAGCTGCTAATTCATCACTACCATATCCATATCTAGCAACAGCAGCAGTCATAGGGTCTTCTTTAAGAAGTCTTAATTCATGATAAACAGCTATGTTTATTTGTTCCTGTGTTAATTCATCTACTGAAGCACCACGATATTCTATATTTTTATTTCTAGCTTTTCCAGGTTTTGCAATAATATCTTCATATCTTAATGTTTGTTGAGAAGCTTCAATAAGTTCTGCTTCCATTAAAAATTCTACTGCATCATCACTTGCTTGTACTACTTGTCTATTTTTTGTAAAAGGTAACGCTTCTAAAAATGCACCCATTTTTGAATTTGGAGTATGTGCTGACAACCAAGTAAAAAAAGCATTAGGACTTGTATACATATTATCTAATCCTTTCATAGCCATACGTAATTGTTCTTCAAATAAAACACGTGTTAAAAATGCAAATCTTAAAAGAACTGCGGGTTTAAATACATTTCTTGTATAAAAGTTCATAACATTTTTTAATGCATTATCTTCTAATCTTTTAACATTCAAAATACCATCATCAAATGGATTTGGTAATTCACCATCAATATCCCATTTTGATTTAGCCCAATCTGTATGTTGTGTTTTATATTTTATGTAATCAAATGTATCACTAAATATAGTAGTTTGTTTAAAAGTACCATCTGGATATGCTTTAAATAAAGGACCCATTGCTTTTTCTAACAATCTATAATCCATTAAAGGTGCTATATTATCTTGCATTTCTGTAAGTTGTGTAGCAGTTAATCCCTCAACCATTCTACCTGTACCATCTACTGCATAACCTTCTGGTCCTATTTTCCATGCACGGAAATTAGTACCAATGCTAGGTAATATATTTCCTTCTTTATCCATAGAATATATTTTAGATTTACTTAAACCATCCCATCTTTCCATAGCTGCTTTAGCAACATATTCCCAATTACCACCTCTAGCAACAACGTATTGAAAATCTCTTTGTGCTTGTTTAAAAGCAAAATCTCTTATTGCATCTTTATCTTTGTAATCAATAGATAAAAATTCTCTTAATATTTTATCTGCTTCATCAACATCATATTTGTTTACTGTTAAATGTGAAACTAACTGCTTATATCCAACTTGTAAGTTATTCAATGGTATACCCATATCAGGTACAACACTCAATAACTTTCTGTAATAAGGATTGTATGTTGAATTATAATTTGATGCAAAACCTAAGTATCTTTCAAAATCTACTTGTTTAGTAAAGTCTCTAGTATCTTCTATTAATTGATACCCAGGTATTTGATTATTATTTAATTTTTCTAAAAACTTTTGTAATTTACTAACATCAGAAGTTTCTGGTACTACAGGACCTTCTATAATAGGACCTATTTTTAAATCTTGCCTATCTGCTTCTATTAATTTCTTTGGTTTTCTTTTTAAAGATTTAGGTAATACTGATTGTCTTACTTTTCTAATTTTTTCTCCAGCAAAACTACCAAATGTTCTATAAGCAGCATCTTGTTTTATTCCAAGTGTTGATAAAGTTTTGTTTAAAAATAATGAACCTGTCTTAGGTAACATTTTACCTGGTAATGTATAAGGAGTTAACATACCTTGTTTGTTTGTATACTCAACACCTGTGTCAATTAAATCTCCAAATATTTTTTGTACAGCTTTCCAATCATCTGTATCAGCTAACATTTCAACTATTTCTTTTGGCATACCAGTTCTTTGTATTACTGAATTAGTACTTAGTAAAAACATATTATTTTCGTCAGCTACTGCTTTAAAAAAAGCAATGTTTGTAGGTTGATTAAGTACTTCATTTTTTGTTGTTTGAAAAAATCTAGGTAAGTAACCAAATAATGTATTTTCCTTTTTAATCTTTTTTAAATGTTTTCTAGTAGCTGTAAAATCTGGAGTTATTTTTGCATTTGTAAGTAATTCATATCCTTTGTTTACTAAATTATTCCAAACACCATCTTCATAAGGACTTAAAGTTTCTCCTAGTTCATCTGCTATATTGTCTGATAATTTAGAAGGGTTTGTACTTACTTTAGTTTTTACACCATTAACAACTAGCTTGCCTTCAGATAATACATCCATAGCAGGATTTACTTTACGCAAGCCTTTACTTAAATTCTTTGCTCCTTTAATTCCTTTACCTGCAATTATATCTGGAACTATTTGGTGTGCAGCATCTATTAAACCAGACATAGTATTAAAAGAAGTAGTACCAGGTTCATAAAACTCTGATGCTGTTACACGTCCTGGTGAATATTCCAATAAAGTATTATTATCTGCCCATTTAGGTCTCCAATAATCTTGGTCAGTATAACCTGGATAAAAGAATTTTTGTCTATGTCTTCCAGCATAAAAATGTATTTTATTTGGATTTACTGATGAAGTGTAGTGTATCTTGCCTTGTTCATCAAAAGCATAATTAACTTCGTTTGTTTCAGGATTATAACTACCCTTTAATGGTGCACCAATATGTTTATATATAAATTCTCTAGCTTTATCAGGAGACATTTTATAATCATTAACTAATTTTATATAGTGTGGTGTATCTTCAGCTTTAACTGATTCTAAGGTTACCCATGTAGCTCTATCAAAGTTAATAGGCTCCCCTCTCCAAACTTGTCTAAACATATTTGCAAGCACAGGTTCTCCACCCATTCTATGTGCTTCTTTAATCATATCTATTTGTTGCTTAAATTCTTCAATTATATTTTGTCTTTCTCCTAGTGATTCAATTTGTGAATCAGATAAATCAATAGAAAGTTCTCTTTGTGCTTTGCTTTTGCTATAACCTTTTTTTAATAACTCATCATATGCCCTTATGTCACGTAAATATGCTACTGACCTTCCTACTTGCATAGGTTGTCCAGGCATTAATGCATTAACAGCTTGTGAACCTACAGACCATTTACCTGCACCACCAGGTCCAAATGTTTGAAAGAAAGCATCTAAAGCAGCAAATGCCCATACTCCGTACTGAACATCTCCTGGTTTAGCTCCTCCTGGAAATAAACCTGCAGTAAATAAATCTCCTATATGCATCTTCATATTATTTTCTAAATGTTCATATCCAAATTCTTCTTGCATTTGTCTAAACAAAATAGATTCATCATAAACTCTATTATTAATTTTATGTTGAGCTATTTGTTTTGGAGCATCATAAGTTGGCGGAACATTTAATAAAGCTAATGGAGCTATTTCTTCCCAACCTAATTCAGAATATTTACTTTCATAATCAGCAATCCTGTTTAAATACTCTTGTTGATTACCACGCATCATACTGCTGTGTTGGTCAACTTTAAGTTGTACTCTTCTATTATTTTTAGCTAAATCCTCTTGGACATTTCTATCACCTATTATCATTATGAATTCAATAAATCAGCGACTACTTCACTATAACTTAATTGCAACATAGCTGTTCCTATGATTTGTATATCATCAGGCAATAATGTAGGTCCTGCTCCAGGTCCTATTGGGTTACCTTCTGTAATTACTTCTCCAGCTCTTTCAGTTTGAGGACTTAATACATTTGGTGATATTCTTTGTGTATTGTCTGGTAATGAAGCTGCTTGTTGTGCTTCAGTAAAAAGTTTGTTTTCTCCATAAGCAGCATCAGGTAATCTTCTTATAGGTTGTTTTTTACTAGCAGGTCCACCATCTGTTCTCTGTCCACCTTGTGGTGTAGCTACATATGCAGGATTATCTGGTTGTCTATATCCACCTCTTCTAACTTTACTCACGATTAAATTCCTTAGTTATAAGAACAATAACACCAGGCATAGGTGTAATAATTTCTAATACATTTTCACTGAGTATATCTAACTCATCTGTTACACCATACTCTTCTTGAATTAATTCCCAAAACTCAGAATCAAAATAATTTTGCATTTTCTTATGCTCCAAACGCTTGTGCCATTCCTGGTACACCTCCACCACCCATCTGCTGTTGCATCATTTGTTGTTGTATCATCATTTCTTCTTCAGGTGTCATCTGCGGTTCTTGTGGTGTATAAAACTGCTTCATAATTTCTGTTATAGCATTTGGATATTCATAAATTGCTATAGCAGCCATTGTAGCAGAAGGGTCACCTTGTGCAGACCTAGCTAAGATACTATCAAACAATACTTGTTCAGCTTTATTTTTTCTAATTCGTTCTTGTACTTTTGCTATATTTTCTAAACCATCAATGTTATCTTGTAATGTTTCTACGTCTATAACACCTGCTTGTAATAATTGCAACCCAGTTACAATTTTCTGTGGTTCATCAAAACCAGCCATAACACCGTAGATACGTCTAGTTTTAAAGTCACCACCAATATCAGCAAGTGGTTTATAGTTTTCACTAAATGCAGCACCATTAAGAAAACCAGCCATAGGTTTTTTATTTATACCTTGTGAATAAGATAAAACTACATCTAGTTCTAATCTTTTTTGGTCCATACGTACTATTGCACCTTTAATGATATCTCTATATTCAGATATCATTAATGACATAGTACTGTTTAGTTCTGATAGTCCTGCACCAGTAACAAAGCTGTTAGGTGATTGACTATCGTCAGTTACAGGATATCCACCAACCATACGTAATTGTCTTTCCAACCTATCTATTTGTTGGAACAATTGATATGGCATATTATTCATTGGTTTAGAAACTTGTGTACCAGGAGCTAGATAGTTAACCGCAAATCTGCCTTTTCTGTATTGTCCGGATTCTATCTCTCCTGATATGTTAGTTTCTGTAAACACAGAATCTTCCATTGCAATTGCAGACATTATGTTAATCTTTGCCATCATAGCCAT